TCTCGCACTTCCCATGGAACAGCGAGCAGAAGAGGCACGCAAAGTCGCAAAGATGGTCTCAGACACGACCTATGCAACTCCTGTCTATTCTGGCGTGGCGGGATTCTTTGATCGATACCCTCGCTTCCCATATGGTCGTTCTTGCTCGTACAATCATCACAATCCAGAGAAGTTCGAGAAGGCTTTCCCGTATCTTCGCCAACTCAACAAAGAGTTTGCTACACTACTGCCTGAGCGCTTCGGCAATCAAAAGACAGCGGCAGACAAGCTCGATCCTCGCTTCCTTGTTGGAGGCGATACAGTGTTCACCACGATCACTGTCAACAAATCGTTCAGGACAGCCGCGCATCGAGATGCTGGTGACTTGGCTTCTGGGTTCTCCAACCTCGGAGTCATCTCTGTCGGTAAGAACTTCAGAGGCGCGTATCTGGTTCTTCCAGAGTATCGCATCGCAGTGAACATCCGTCCAGGAGATCTGCTGCTCATTGCGAACCACGATGCCATCCATGGCAACACAGAGATCCTTCCAGAGGAAGGATGCTGCCCCGATTGCATCGTTCGCATGTCTATCGTGTGCTACTTCCGTGAGAACATGCAGGAGCTAGGATCCTGGGAATACGAGACAGCGCGTCGAGACTTCATCGAACAGCGTCGAACGAATCCAGACCATCCACTACAACGTCCTCTGTGGAATGGTGTTTCTCCTTCTATGTGGGAGACTCAGGAATGGAAAGACTTCCTGCTTACGCGAGATGGCGGTGATGAGATGCTACGCAAGCATCACCCAGAACTTCTACATGAAAAGGTGACACTGGATGACTTCTTCTCCTAAGCTGACCAACTGGGACAATCCCAAGCTCAAGACCCCTTCTATGCCCGTTGAGTTCATCAACGGGCGCATCACTCCAGCACTCGAAGAAGAACTCAACGAGAAGCTACTGAAAGATTGGGTATCTCATAAGATCTACTGCGTCAGCGGGCCTCTGGTTGGAATCTATCAGAGGGTCATCTTGCTGGTTGCGGAAACTCCGATCCTTCTGATCAACCCGATGCTGGTCGATCAGTCTGAGAATCTGGTGACTCTAGAAGAGTTCGCCGCCAACATGCCAGTCGGGACTATCAAGATCACGCGCCCCGACTCCATCCGTGTTCGATACAGCGACGTCAATGGAAACAAGACTACACAGGTCTTCCATGGTGTCTCTTGCCGACTAGTCCAGCAACAGATGGACTACCTAGATGGCATCACCCCGCTAGACCGCGCAGGGTATGTCCGCCGAGAGAGCATCCTCAAGGCACTAAAGAAGTATGAGCGCGTCACCACCAAACTGAGGAAACTGAATGAGTGAAGTGAAAATCATCAAGCTAGCGATCGGCGAAGAGCTCATTGCTACGGTGAGGGCAGAAACAGAAGACACTCTAGAACTAGAGAGCGTGCTTCTCATCGCAATGGGTCAACAGAACCTCGTGTTCGTTCCATACATGCCTTACACCAAGATCCAGAGCGAAGGCGTTACTATCCAGAAGAAGAACATCTTGTTCGTCACAGACCCAATCGACAGTCTGATCGACGACTACGGTTCTGCAACTTCGAAGATCGTGGCACCTCGTCGCAAGCCAATTCTTGTTCCGTAAGGAGAACACATGCAACTAGAAATCCCTATCGAAGAGCTCCGTCAACGCAAGCTCTTTGTCGCAATGCCGTGCTATGGCGGAATGATGTGCGGAACGACTGCTCGTTCTCTCATCGACCTCGCTGTCGCATGCGTGCATTACGGCATTGAGCTGAAGACGTACTTCCTCTTCAACGAGTCTCTCATCACTCGTGCTCGCACCTATGCGACAGATGAGTTCATGCGCAGTGATTGCACGCATATGATGTTCATCGACTCGGACATCGGCTTCAAGGCACAAGACGTCCTCGCGCTCCTTGCCCTCCAAGGGCCAGACAGTCCGTATGATGTCATCAGCGGTGCGTATCCAAAGAAGTGCATCGCATGGGAAAAGATCAAGATGGCAGTAGACAAGGGATTTGCGGATCAGAATCCGCAGAACCTGGAACACTTCGTTGGTGACTATGTCTTCAACCCAATCGTTGATGGCAACACAACGATGATCCGCCTCGATCAACCTGTCCAGATCTCCGAAGCAGGTACAGGCTTCATGATGATCCGTCGTGAGACGATTCAGAAGTTCGAAGCAGCGTATCCTGAGTTGAAGTTCCGTCCAGACCATGTTCGTACTGAGAACTTCGACGGCACCCGTGAGATCTTCCTGTACTTCCAGGCCGAAGTCGATCCGGAATCGAAGCGTTACCTCTCCGAGGACTACTGGTTCTGTAAGAAGGTTCGTGATCAGGGAATGCAAGTCTGGCTCTGCCCATGGATCGAGCTCACCCACACTGGCACATACACGTTCGGCGGATCTCTCGCTGCTCTTGCTGCTGTCGGTGCGAGTGCAACTGCCGAGACCAATGCTCCGAAGATCAAGAGCAAGTAATCCAACAAAGCTCACCCGTACAACAACGGGTGAGCTACACTTTCAAACCACCATCAACATGAGGACTACCAATGAGTGACGTGAACAACCCAACTGTCATCAATGCCGACCGCGACAAGATCAAGGCGGTCATTCGCGAAATCAGCAATGCGATGACTCGCATGGATGCAGAGAAGGAATACATCAAGGAAGCCATCGCTGAGAACGCTGAGAAGTACCAACTGAAGAAGTCGCACCTCTCGAAGCTGGCGAAGGTCTACCACAAGCAGAGCTTCTCGAAGGAGAAGGATGCTGCTGACACATTCATCGACCTATACGAAACGATCATCGGAGACAACTGATATGAAGCTATCCCAAAAGACCCTCGCCATCCTGAACAACTTCTCGCTCATCAACCCGAGCATCGTCATCAAGCCAGGAAGTGTTCTTCGTTCTATCCACCCACAGAAGACCATCATGGCTTCTGCCAGCATCGATGAAACCTTCCCGATCGAGTGCGCCATCTACGATCTGAAGCAGTTCCTCGGTGTTCTCGGCCTGTTCAAGGAACCAGAGCTTGACTTCAAGGACAAGTACGTTCAGATCTCTTCGGGTAAGAACTCCGTCAAGTTCTTCTACGCATCCGCTGATCTCGTGGTTGCTCCACCTGACAAGCAGATCAAGCTTCCATCTCGCGATGTCGAGCTGGATCTCTCCGAAGATCAGTTCAACACGCTGTTCAAGGCACTTGGTTCACTCGGCCTCGAAGAGGTTGTTGTCGAGGGCACTGAAGGCCAAGCGATCAAGGTTGTGGCGGTTGACACCAAGAGTGACACCAGCAACCGTTTTGACATCGAGACGGATGTCAATGCCGATGCGAACTTCCGTGTCATCTTCAAGTCGGCAAACCTGAAGCTCTTCCCTGGAAACTACAACGTGCAGATCTCGAACAAGAAGATTTCGCAGTTCACCAATGAAGGCGCAGGCGTCACCTACTTCGTCGCCGTGGAAGCCAGCTCACAGTTCTGATAGCTGGGCCTAGCGATAAGAGCCACTGCGGGAGGCTTTGTATCCCGCAGATCCTTTCTACATGATGGAGAACACAATGACTGAACACATGCTCTGGGTCGAGAAGTACCGTCCGCGCAAGATCGCCGACTGCGTCCTCCCCGACAGCCTCAAGAAGACGTTCACTGAAATCCGTGACTCGGGCACCATCCCGAATATGATCCTCGCTGGCTCTGCTGGCACTGGCAAGACCACCGTCGCCCGCGCTCTGTGTGACGAACTCGGCCTCGACGTCATCGTCATCAACGCATCGCTGGAAGGCAACATCGACACTCTGCGTGTCAAGATTGCCAACTTCGCATCCACTGTCTCATTCAGCGGCGGTCGCAAGATGGTCATCCTCGATGAGGCAGACTACCTGACTGCTGCGACGCAGCCCGCGCTCCGCAACTTCATGGAAGAGTTCTCGCGCAACTGCGGCTTCATCCTGACGTGCAACTTCAAGAACCGCCTCATTGATCCACTGCACTCGCGTTGTGCTGTCATCGACTTCGTTGTTCCGAAGGCCGAGAAGCCAGCGATCGCGAAGCAGTTCTTCGCTCGCGCATGTGACATCCTCAACAACGAGGGCGTCGAGTACGACAAGAAGGTTGTGGCTGAGCTCATCAACAAGCACTTCCCAGACTGGCGTCGTGTCCTGAATGAGCTACAGCGTTACTCGATCAGTGGTAAGATCGACTCGGGCATCCTGACCTCGATCGTCGATGAGAGCTTCACTACGCTCGTCAAGCTGCTGAAGGGCAAGAAGTTCAAGGACGTCCGAAAGTGGATCGCAGACAACGCCGACAACGACAGCTCGCTCATCTTCCGCAAGTTCTACGACACCGCATACGACCATGTCAAGCCAGAGAGCATTCCTCAGCTCGTGCTTGTCCTTGCCGAGTATCAGCACAAGGCAGCACTCGTTGCTGACCAAGAGATCAACCTCATGGCATTCCTCACCGTCGCCATGGCTGAACTGGAGTGGACTGAGTGACCAGCCCGTTCGACTTCGCAAACGAGATCACGTTCGGGAAGAAGGATCTGCTGCGAAACTCCGAGAACGACGAACTGATGCAGAAGGAGTTCGGCAAAGGCCGATTCATCATTCTGCGTGCGCTGTCCAATCACATCGACTGCATCCTCTACGCAAACGAGATGAACCTGCATCGCGGTTTGGATGCACGCCCGACCAATGACTATCTGCGGCTAAGTATCCGTAAGCAGAAGCGATTCGGCTGGGCCAAGCGTGAAGGTGAGGAAAATGTCGAGATGCTGATGAAGGCACTTCAAGTCAATCGCCAACGAGCTCTTGAGTACATGCGGATCCTTTCTGACGACCAACTCTCTCAACTAAGAGACTCCCTCAACGAGGGCGGAAAGAAAGGAAAGTAACCATGATGGAACAATTCATTGAAGTGAAGCTGGCGAAGCCAGATGACTTCCTCAAAGTGAAGGAAACACTGACGCGAATCGGAATCGCGTCTGAGAAGCACAAGTGTCTGTATCAGACCTGCCACATTCTACACAAGAAGGGCCGCTACTGGATCATGCACTTCAAGGAGATGTTCTTGCTTGACGGCAAGCCATCGACTATGGACGAAGAAGACATCGCAAGGCGCAACTTGATCGCCAACCTCTTGCACGACTGGGGTTTGGTGCAGCTCGTTGACTTTGCGCGAACCGAAGACAATGAGGCCGACCTGTCGTCGATCAAGATCATCCCTCACAAGCAGAAGGGTGAATGGACGCTGGTGC